AGTTATCTAAGCAAACTAAGAAAACTAAACGCAGTGGACACACTGTTAAATCTTACTCACAAATTGCTAATGAGGTTGCTAATAAATATAGAGATAGAGATGTTAAAGCTGCACAACGTAAATTAGAAAGTCAAGCACAAGCAGACAAAAGAAAAGCAGAGATAGATAAACTCAAGGCTCAACAAAAAGAAGAAATGGCAGCACTTGATGAAGAAATAACAATTAGCTTAGTTGTGGAAAGTCCATTGATTAATGACTATCCATTTATCAATGAAATGGCAATATCAAACAATGAACTACAAACCGCAGAAGAACTTGAAGAGTGGGCTATGGAACATTTCACAAAAGAAAATATAGACAAGCCAAAGAACTCAATTAAAGTATCTTATGAACAGTTATCTGAAAAGATTAGTAGAGGAGATACAGTTATTCTTAAATATCTTAAATATGATGTTGATGAAAGAATACGTATTGTGGAAACACATTATGATCCTATGTTAGAACGTTGGAAAAGCTTTGTGTTAGGTAGTAAAGAAGGCAAGTTAGGTAGTGAAATATCTAGCAGTTCGCAAACAGCAGAACTTAGAGCTAATGCATATACAGATGCAATATCATATGATTTTGCGAAGAAGGTAAAAGAACAAGTAGAAAATGTCAATAAAGTTTTCGAGAAAAAAGAAGAGTTATTCAAGAAACAAATAGAAGATGGTATTGAAGTTTCTAAAGCTAAAGCAGAAGTAGTTAAAAACGAAATACGAGAAGAAATAAATAATAGTATTACAGAGCTTAATCATAAGATAGATAACATGAGTAGCTCAAGTATTGAAGATTTAAGAAGGCAAGTAGAAGAAAATAAAACCATTTCAGAAGCAACTATAAAAATGATGGGAACAGAGGATAGTGTAATCTACAGTAAAAATAGATTAGAAGGTTCTTCAGAGAGATATATTCCACCAGGTACAGAATATATTGAGGTAACTCATAATGGAGATGGTTTTGAACTAGGACAACAATATACGATTAGTTGGGAAGCTGTTTGTGTAAAACGTGATTTTTATGATGTAACTGTGAGATTGAGTCGAGCATTACCACACGCAGCTAACGTTATGTTGATTGATAAGTATGGAGCATTTCCAACAGGAGAACATGAATTTAATGTAGGAGAACAAGAAGCTAAATATTTAAGAATATATGACTCAGAATATTATATCAAAGTAGTTAGTAAATGGTTTAAAGAATTAAATGCACCTACATTAATAAGAAATGCTGCAACAATATCAGTACCTATTGTTTATCTTGAATATGCAGATGGAAACAAAAATGACATTGAAGGAAGTTGGAGTGAAAATCCGACATATATTTTTGATGGAGGAGGAAAATAAATAAATGGCAGAAAAAATACCTATAAGAGTGCAACACAAAAGAATGAGTGTTAGTGATTGGGAGTTTAGCGATTTAATATTGTTAGACGGAGAAATTGGAATTGAGACCGAAACTGGAAAAGCTAAGGTCGGTAATGGTCGTGATAGATTCTCCGATTTAAAATACCTAGCTGGAATTAAAGGAGACCAGGGAATACAAGGTATTCAAGGACCTCCAGGAAGAGACGGTGTTGTAACGTTTCAAGCATTATCACAATCTGAAAAAGAGTCTATAAAAGGAGATAAGGGAAAAGATGCTGTAGTTGGTAATTATAATTTAATAGTTAACTCGCTGTTTCCTAATACAAATATCCTAACATCTAGTAGTCCAAATTTATCGATAGTAGTCAATGATTATAACGGACACAATAGTTTAGATGTTAGGAAAAGTGGAGCGACAAGTAATACATGGGCTGGTGTTCAAATAGACACAACTCAAACCAGTTTTAAACAAGGAGACAAACTAGTATTGAGAATGCCAATATATATTTACTCTGATTCACATTTAGACGGATTATATTTAGCTATTAAAAAGCATAGTATCAATAAAACATTAAAAGGAATTAATTTAAGTGATTTACCAAAAGATAAATGGATAGTATATGAAGAAACATTCACAATTACTGAAAATATTGATTTTGGTAATGAAACAAACTGGTTTTTCCTATACTTTATTAAAAACGGACACATAAAAATTTCAGAACCTTATATAAGCTTTGGAGATGAAGTACCTTCTAGATGGCAACCAAATATTGAGGATTTAAAAGGTAACACAATATTAAATCAACAGAACGGACAATCTCTTAAATATTGGTGTGGAACTGAACAACAATATAATGCACTAGCAGTAAAAGATAACAACACTATTTACGACATTGTGAAGTAGGTGAACTTATGGAACGAGTAAAATTATTAGTCGGAAATAAGGAAGTCGAAAAACGATATGTAGGGAATAAGTTAGTTTGGCAAAAAGGTTTACTTAAATATCTAGAAGGCTGCTATGTGGAAATTAAACAAGATAAATTAATATTAGTTGCTAATGACAGTAGGTTCACTAATACAACAGTAATAAGACGTGTAACATTTAATGATGAAGAATTAGAAGGACTTACAAGCATTACATTTGAGAACTATAAATATAACATCACACTAAGTAATCAAGCTGCTTTTATTAATAAGATGAAATGGGAAGATTTAACAAACAAAACTAATGTTACTGTTAAGTTTTTTGAAAGGTAGGTGGTTAAATGGATATAGAAATTAATGATGTCAAAACTCAAGCAAATTTTAGAAATAATAAATACCAATTTACATTTACCCCACTTAAAAAAGATGCAGCTATTAAGCTTTATCACATGGGCTGTGTTGGAGAAACACAGATTAATCATTTACAAATCGAGAAGGGAAATGATGCAACATCATTTGAAACACCAATTAAACAACCTAACGCTCTTACTGGAGTACTTAAAGAAATTAGAGATCTTGACATTCAAATGAGAGATTTTAACAGTGAGTTTTGGGGCAAAGTAAAGCTTAACAATAAAGGAATGTTGACAGAGTTTCGAGATAAGGAACTCAAAACTCTTCTGACAAGTACAGCAGAGGGATTAAGCACACAGGTTAAAAAGGATATAAACAAAGCTGTAGCAAACCTGGATGTAAGGATTAATAAAGTAGGTGCTAGTGTTGAGGAGTCGTTGAAAAAATCAGACATAACATTAACACCAGAAGGGATTTCATTAGGAACTGAAACCACTATTGATGGAAACACCATATCAAGTATGTTAGTTGCAAAACCAGAAGGTATTCGAGCAATCACAAATAAAATGATGATTGGTCCAGCATACGATAACTTAGTTTATTTAGACAAAAGAAGAAGCTTTGAATTTAACGAAGAGTATATTGATATAACAGATTTAATTGATAATGATGTGTTGTTGAAGAGTGATAGATTTCAGTTGTCATTTGACGCCAACTATGACGGAGAATTACCGTTTACGTTTGAATTGATAATGTCAGTTTCGTCAACTAATTTTTATGGTAAAATATACGCCTTTCCGTTAATTTCAAGAGGTTCACTGGCTAGAGACCGTGGTAAAGTTGATATAACGCTTGACATAGATAGATTATTCGAAGATTTCGAAGGAATTAAGAGTTATCAATTTCGCTTAAGGCAAGCTAGTAAAACTAACAATATCAATATGCAAATAAACAATCTTAAATTGTTTAAGAAAAAAGATGCAACGTTAATTGTAGATGGTTCTATTAAAGGCAGACAGATAGCTGGAGAAACAATTACAGGTGGACATATTAAAGCTGCAACTATAGAGTCTGTGAATATTAACACAGAGGCAATTAAAGCAGAGCATTTAAAAGTGGACCAAGCAATGATTAACAAACTATTAGTTAATGATATGTTAGTTACTAATCTGTTTGCTAAAGATGGTTTTATTAGAAATCTTAAGTCAGTTAAGGTAAGTGCTAGTCAATTAGAGGCAGATTTTCTAAGATCTTACAAAGGATATATAGGTGGTTTCCAAATAGGGGTACACGATAAAGACAAAGGTAGCTCATGGTTGACGGGAGAAAATCAATTCTATGTTGGTATGTCAAATGGTAAAGGAACATGGGGACAAACAGCACTTTGGGTTAACTGGGGTAGCCGCTGGGATAAAGTAGGTCCGGAAGCTTGGTTTGTAAAAGAAACTGGAGAAATGTATTGTTACAACAAAGCTAGATTTTGGAATACACCAACAGTATTTGGAGATTTGCAAGTAACAGGAGAAATCAAATACCTTAACCCAAACAGTTCAGGACACTGGATATCTAGTCCACAATACAAAAAGATAGAAACAAGAAACGGATTCGCTTATATATACTACAGCTCGTATGGATATGACTGGTGGGAGCTTAACAAAGAAATCTCCGACAGAAGATATAAACGAAATATTCAGGAGAGTAAAGTAAATGCACTGGATGTAATTGGTAAACTTAAAACTTACAGTTTCACTAAAGAGTATGACGGACAAGTTAAAGATATTGAATGTGGTATCATGGCTCAAGATGTTGAGCAACACGCAAATCCTGCATTTAAACAATTACCAGATGATATTAAATCATATAGTGCATTTGAAATGATACCTTATTTAATTAAAGGTATTCAAGAATTAACAGCACAAAATAAATTATTACAAGAGAAAGTGGAGGCAATAACACATGGAAGATAAATTACAACCTATTCACTTAATAGCACAAGAGCTATCAGAAAAAACTATTGAATTAGCTAACTACAAGATAGCTTATGATAATTTAAGTACTGAATACAAGAAAATTCAAGACTTAATTAATGATAACGAAGAGCTTAAGGAGTTAGTAGAAAAACTAAGCAATAAAGGAGAGTAGTATGGCATTAGAAATTACAAATAGAAATGCAGTACCTACTGTTGGCGGATATAGTTCAGTTAACATCACATTTACACTTAGAAATGGAACTGTATATTTAAATGGTGGAGTAGATTTACCTGGGAAATTTGCTACAGCTAGTGATAGTGAGATTCTTGAAGAAGTAAGAAAACAACTAGCACAACAAATGTTTACAGGAGAAAGTACACCAGCGTTAGTAACAGAATATGCAAACTTAAAAGAAGAAGTAAGTGTATTGGCAAATCATAAAGAAGAGCCAACTGACAGAGTTAAAGTGTTACGTAAGTTAGTAGCTAAAGTTAACAAAGGTAACGACAAACTAATAATGACACTTCTATTAAATGTGTTAGATGCGAAAGTTATTAACGATAACAAAGACACTATCATTAACGCATTTGATAACTATGAAATAGGTGTTGAATACTCAACTGGAGATAAGATTAAATACGAAGGTAAGCTATATGAAGTATTAGAAGACCACACATCAGTTGAAGTATGGAAGCCAAACGCAGAAGGTACTAAATATAAAGAGATAGTATTAACAAGGGAAGAAGCAAATATAAAAGATGATATAGAAGATGAAAAGAACAGATATGTAACAAAAGGACAGCTTGATGATGCTATGGGAAGTGTTATTAACACAATCTTATCAATGTTTGAAGAAGAGGAGAAAGAAGATGAACATACTGAAGAACATAATGGAAACTTACCACACAACGAAGGGGGTACTGAAAGTCATGAGACCGAGTAGACTAAGATTTAAAAAAGATGATTATTTAGTTCAATTATATGTAAGACAAATTATTACAAAAGCAAAAACAATTAGTGATGTACCAAATATTGGTAACTTAAGGGTAGTAGTACAAGGAGAAGTCGACAGAATAGAAAAAGAATACGAAGAAAGACACAGAGAAAACTAAAATCTCTGTTAAGAGGATTTAGAATGAGTGACGGATTAATATTAGGATTAAGTACTGGAGTTGCAATGCCATTATTGACATTGATTGTTAAATGGTTTAACGATAAGGACGAAAAAAACCTTAAAGAAATCAACTCTACTCTTATAGAAATAAAAGATCTTGCACAAAAAACAGCAGTTGGAACGAAAACTATAAGCAGACATAGATTATTAAAAGATATGAACGTGATAATAAATCGTGGTTATATTACTTCTAAAGAACTAGAAGACATTACTATTTTATATCAGTCTTATAGAGAACTAGGAGGAAACAGCTATGTTTCTGATTTGTATGATAACTGTCGCAAACTTCCAATTAAGGAGGGATTAAATGGATAAAATAATAAAATTACAATTTAACACAACAGTAAACAAAAGAGTTAAAGTTCGCACTAATTGCGAGCTTTACTCTCATGATAAAAATAACAATGAGTTTGAACTAACAATAGGTAATCACACTTTAACCAACGAAGAAATAATAATACTATTTAAGTTTGTTAAGTCAATTAAATATTGGGAAACTCAAGGAAGAATTGAAGACAACAAGATTAAGTTTAAGTTTGATACTAGCTTAATAACGGATAACGAAAGAGTAAACTGTTACATCATTCTGAAAAACGAAAATAAAGAGAGTGATGTGTACAGTTTTTCTTTTGATGTAAAAATGTCTGAATATGATTTAAAAGATAATCTACTTGTTAAAGAGAGATACTTTGCAAATGGTGTAGTTGTTGACAAATTAGACGTTCTAACAAAAGAAGTACTAGCAGAGGAACTGGAAAAAGCAAAAGGCACTTACGCTTTAAAAACAGAAATACCAAGTTCTGAAACAATTGTAAATAAAGCAGTTGAAGAAGTCGAGAAAAAAGGATATTTAACAGAGCATCAGTCACTTAACGGTTACGTTACAGAAACACAATTGAATGAGAAGGGTTATTTAACTCAGCACCAGGATATTAGCAAGTTAGCTACAAAAGAAGCTGTGGATGATGTTGCTGCTAAGGTTACAGCGTTAGAAACTAGACCAGTGACATCAAGTTATGATGATAGCGAAATTAAACGAAAACTTAAAGAACTTGAAGATAGACCAACAACAGCTAATATCGATACTAGTAACTTTGTAACAACTACACAGCTAGAAGACAAGCATTACTTAACAGAGCATCAATCGCTTAATGGTTATGTTACAGAAACACAATTAAATGAGAAGGGTTATTTAACTCAACACCAGGACATTTCAAAGCTTGCCACTAAGGAACAATTAGACGAATTAAGGAACAGTCAACCAACAGTTGACAACCTTGTTACTAAAGAACAACTTAGAAAAGCTTTCTTGAACGAAGAAGGTCAGAAGAAATATGTTGATTTAAATACTTTTGTAAGTGCAACCCGTGGAGTTTTAGGAAATTCAACAAACGAGAAAGGGGTTGAAGAATACTTTAACGAAATGTCAGATGGACTTAGTGAAGAAACTAAAGAAATATATTTAGGAGATATCTATAAAAATGCAACAGAAACTAAAGTATATCGTAAAAATGGTTTTACAAACTTTAAAGACATGATGTATGCATTAGCTAAAGTATTTCCAGATAATTATAATTATAAAGATGAAAATCAACGAGTTGACATCCTAACGAATAGAAATTATCAAGATTATATAAAATCTAGTGGGAATGTTGATACTAATGATTTTGCTACTAAGCTAGAGTTAAAAGAACAAACAAGTAGAATTAATACACTTGAATTTAATATGAACAAGACTGTTGATAAATTTCAAGCACCTTTTAAAATGACAGGTACAATGAGCCCTTATGAATATTTTAGGACAAATCATACCGGAAGTTTAACAGACCACTATGGAACTATTTATAGTAGTACTACTGAAAGAATAATAATCAATGGTAATGGTAAATACACAAACTTAGATACAGCGTTATACACATTAGCAAGTTCAATTCCAGATGGATATACCCCAGATTTTGAGTTTTCGGAAAGCGATAATCTTAAATTCATCACAACTCAAAACATACATAATTACATACCAGCAAACACTGGTAATACTGGAAACACAACCGAACTAGATAACCGATTAAAAGTTTTAGAAAGCAAACAATGGGAAATTCACGGTCGTGGAATGCCTAACGGAATAGTAGCAGCTCCAGTAGGTACTACTTATGTAGATGAAGCTGTTACAAATGGGGCTTTGAAATGGATAAAGAAAAGTGGAACTGGTAACACTGGCTGGGAAGTATTAATCGGAGACACAGGCTGGAAAGTACTTCCTTCTGTATCAAAATTAGGAAATTCATTTGTCAAAATAAGACGTGTAAATAATGTTGTGTCTTATCAATTCGGAGGGTTATCGTGGGGTTGGTTTGGTATTGTCAGACGTGGTGGAGCAGGATATGTTCTACAAGGCTCTGACAAGGAACGAAATTGTTATATTATTCAAAATAATGGAATCCCAGCAGGATATAGAACTGAAGCTTCACTTATTGGGAATATATATAACGATAAAGGCGTTTCTTATGGGACATGGTATTTAGGCGGCGTTGGAGATTATAACCAGTTAAGATTCC